TCAAACAGAACAAGAAAAAACTAATTTTGCTACAGATAATGATAAAAGAGGAAGCTTGGTCAAGCGAAATAAAAACAAACTATCATCGTACTAACCGACTATGCTGCAGTCTCAGTGGGCATTTTGGTTGAGTTTCGGAGGAAGTATTGTAGGATTTCTTGTGATGCTTTGGAGTATTTGGTATGGTGTTAAGAACGGTGATACACAATGGCCCGGAATTGTTTCTGGTACTGTAATTGAGGGAGTTTCTGCTTTATTTTATACGATATCTAATAAAGCAAACGAAAAAATTTCTGAGTTTTTTACAGAATTAACAAAAGATGTAAATGTTGATAAGGCGATTGATTTAGCAAATTCAATAGAAGACGAAGAAATACAAGGCCAATTAAATGCAAAGCTGGCACTTCATTTAGCAGGAGTAGATGATGAGAAAATTTGCAAAAATATAAAAGAAGTGTGTAATAAAAAAGATGGAGATACATAGATTATTATAAGTATTTTTAGTGATTCGATCAAGGCAGTCCTTAGGGGCTGCTTTTTCTATACTCAAAAACGAAACAAATGAGAGGCGGTGAGGTTCGGCAAGAGCACCTAGCAGTAGCTTGTAACATAAAAATTAAATTTTAAGGACATTTAGCTCAGTGGTTAGAGCAACCGGCTCATAACCGGTCGGTCCTGGGTTCGAATCCCAGAATGTCCATCAAATAAAAAAACAAACGAATGAGAGGTGGTGAGGCTTGGCAAGAGCACCAGATCAGAGAGTAACACAGGCCAAGGCATTATATGATAAAGGCCTGAAATTAATAGACATTGCCAACCAACTGGGAATCCCAGAAGGAACAGTTCGAAGCTGGAAGAACAGATACAATTGGGATTGCAACGTTGCAAAAGAAAAATGCAACGTTGCGAAAAGAAAAGGAGGCCAACCAGATAACAAAAATGCAGAAGGACATGGTGCGCCACCAAAAAATAAGAATGCAGTCAAGACAGGAGAGTTTGAAACTCTCTTTTTTGATACCCTAAATCCAGAAGAACAACAACTGATTGCTATGGTCCAGCCAGATAAAGAACAGCTCCTTCTTCAGGAAATCAGACTTCTCACAGTCCGAGAGCGACGGATGCTGAAGAGAATCGAGGTGTTACGTCAGCTGGAAGAAAAAGAACCAGAAATAGGACCTGATGGAGAGATTATCCCTGCTGGAATGTCAGTAACAGAATATAGTTCCGGTATAGAAAAAGGAAAACCAACAGAATTAAAGAAATACGAGGGGATCCTTGGACAGATTCAGACAATAGAGGATGCTTTAACCAGAGTGCAGGCAAGGCAGCAGAAAGCAATAGAAATGCTTCATAAGTTTGGATATGATGATGCTCGTCTGGAACTTGAAACTATGCGATTTGAATTCGAGCTTTTGAAACAGGATGGTCAAAGCGAAAACAATGAGGATGATGGCTTTCTGGATGCTATGAATGCATCAGCAGAATCTATTTGGGGTGATGTGGATGCATGAAAAGATAGTCAAGCTGAGAGAACGCTTGAATAAAATGAAACAGAACCGGTCAGTGAAACAAAATGGCCAGACATTTCATTTTTCTTCATTCTCAAAGAAACAGAAGCAGGTACTTACCTGGTGGTGTAAAAGTTCTCCTGTACATGATATGGATGGGATCATAGCAGACGGGGCAATCCGTTCAGGAAAGACCATAAGCATGTCCTTATCCTTTGTTATGTGGGCTATGAACACATTTACTGGACAGAATTTTGCTATGTGTGGAAAGACAATCGGATCTTTCCGAAGAAATGTATTATTCTGGCTAAAGCTAATGCTCCGATCAAGAGGATATTCTGTTACAGATCATAGAGCGGATAACCTTTTAACTATCAGAAAGAATGGAAAAGAAAACTATTTCTACATATTTGGTGGCAAAGATGAACGTTCTCAAGACCTGATCCAGGGTATTACTTTAGCAGGCGTGTTTTTCGATGAAGTTGCATTGATGCCGGAATCCTTTGTGAATCAGGCAACAGGACGTTGCTCAGTAAAAGGAAGTAAGTTCTGGTTTAACTGTAACCCAGATGGACCATACCATTGGTTTAAACTAAACTGGATAGATAAATCCACTGGATACCTGGGCAAGGAACAATCAGACAGAATTAAGCAGAAAGCAGCAGCGGAGGGGAAAGAATCAGGATTAAAAGAAATCCTGTATCTCCATTTCACAATGGATGATAATTTATCTCTGGATGAAGAGGTAAAAGCCAGATACCGAAAGATGTACGTTGGAGTATTCTTCAAACGTTACATTATGGGATTGTGGGTGGCAGCAGAAGGCATCATCTACGATATGTTTGACGAAGAGAAACATGTTCAGAATATTCGCGATTTTTTTCAACTGTTAATCAATGGTAGCAGATATGTATCCTGCGACTACGGTACCCAGAATGCTACTGTTTTCCTGCTTTGGAATAAAGGGGTCAATGGGAAATGGTATTGCATCAGGGAGTATTACTATTCCGGAAGAGATAAAGGCAAACAGAAAACAGATTCAGAATATGCAGACGACCTGAAGGAGTGGCTGGATGAAACGAAGATCAAGGCAGTTATCGTGGATCCATCCGCTGCTTCTTTTATTGCAGAGCTTAGAAAACGTGGTTACAAGGTCATAAAGGCAAACAATGATGTACTGGATGGAATCCGTCTGGTAGGAATGCTTCTGAATATGGAACAACTTGTCTTTGCTTCTTCATGCAAGGAAACCATCAAGGAGTTTGCATCCTATATCTGGGATGAGAAAGCCTTGGAACGAGGCGAAGATAAACCAATAAAGCAGCATGATCACGCCATGGACAGCACACGCTATTTCTGTAGCACCATAATCGGTAATAGACTTGCCAAATTAAAAGAAGTAAGGATGTGAGAAGCATGTATACATTTACAATTCCAAGAGAAAGATTCGATGAACTGAATCCAGATAAGCAGATGATCCGGCAGCTGATCAGTAAACATATCAGCATGGTAAGCAGATTAAAAAAGAATATGGCTTACTATGAAGGACAGCATGAGATCCTAAATGATTCAGGACGAGAAAATAAGCTGGTCTGTAATCACGCCAGGGACATCTCAGATACGGCCAGTAGTTATTTCATTGGCAATCCGATATCTTATAAATCAGAAAATGATATTACAGATCTGACAGACGCCCTGGAACTGGCCGGAGCAGATGAAGTAGATGGAGATAATGGCTTGGAACTTTCCATTTACGGTCTTGCCTATGAATATATTTATGTAAAAGAAAATGAAAACTATCTATGCATGAAAAATATTTCAGCAGAAAATACATTTATGGTAAAAGATGACAGCATCGAGGAAAATGAACTCTTTGCTGTCTATTATTATATCCGGAAGGATGATTCTGGAGTTTCAACAGACCATTATATGGCAACGGTAGTGACCCCAAACTATAAATATGAACTGGATATTGAAAATAACAGTACATATCAGGCAACAACAGAACCAACAATACCACATTATCTGGGAGAAATCCCTATTATTGAATACCTTAATAATAAATTAGCTATTGGCGATTTTGAACTTCAGATTCCACTGATTGATGCCTACAACGTTCTGATGAGCGACCGAGTTACAGATAAAGAACAGTTTATAGATGCGATTTTAGCTATTTATGGAACGCTGCTTGCAGATGAGGAAGTTGAAGATGGGAATGGGGAAAAGAAAGATGGATTAACCGCAGCAATGAAACAGCTGAAAAAGAGAAAAGTCCTGGAAGTACCAGATGGAGCGAAAGCAGAGTATCTGACCAGAACGTTTGATGAATCTGGTGTGGAGATCCTGAAAAAAGCGATAGAACAGGATATTCATAAGTTTTCCCATATTCCCTGTATGACAGATGAAAGCTTCGGCGGAAATGTCTCAGGCGTAGCATGGAGTTTAAACTGTTGGGCATGGAAAATATCACAAAGATTAAAACGAGATACTACAGAAAAGGTTTAAGAAAACGTATCCGGATATTCTGCAATTTCCTTTCACTGTATGGAAAGAGCGTGGATCCAACAGGAATCACAATGACATTTACCAGAGCCCTGCCAAAGAATCTTCTTGAAATCTCACAGATTGTGTCAAATCTCTGGGGAAAAGTAAGCAGGAAGACACTACTATCACAGGTGCCATTTGTGGACAATGTAGATGATGAACTGAAAGCCCTGGATGAGGAAACAGAAGAGAATCTGAAACGGCAGCAGGAGATGTTTGGAATGCAGGGAAACACCCCTCCAGATCAGACTGAAAAAGAGGAAGAAGAGAAAACATCTGATAAGAAAAAGGATAATGTAGATGAAGAATGATTCCTATTGGAAAAACAGAGCTGCCTGGGATATGTACCATCGAATGGAAGATGCGGAAGAAACAGCGGATCTGATAGTAAAGGTGTATAGAAATGTTTCCATGCTGCTAACCAATAAGGCGAAAGACATTTTTGAAAAATATATGACTAAGTATGGACTGTCAGAAACACAAGCGTGGAATCTTCTGAACACTTTACAGGACCAGACATCTTTAGAAGAATTAATGAATGCTTTGAAAAATAAGGATTCAGATAAAACAAAGCAGCAGCTTCTTCAGGAACTGGAAGCCCCGGCATACAGAGCCAGAATGGAACGACTGAAGGACCTTTTACAGCAGGTAGATACAATTATGCAGGAAACATACCAGCAGGAACAGCTATTTGATACCAGCTTCTTTCGAAATCTCTGCGAAGATGTTTATTATCGCTCTATCTACAATGTCCAGAAGCAGACAGGACTTAGATTCAGCTTTTCTAATATCAGTAAAAAACAGGTGGAACAAGTACTTTATATGAATTGGTCGGGAAGACATTATTCCCAGCGTATCTGGAAGAACACACAGGACCTTTCCAAAACATTAAAGCAGGAATTACTTGTAAGCTTATTGACTGGCAGAACAGACCGCGAAACTTCGGAAGTGATCATGAACCGTTGTGGAGCAGGAGCCATGCAGGCCAGGCGACTGGTACGAACAGAGAGCTGTTTTTTATCCGGAGAGCTGACAGCAAGATCTTATGAGGAATGCGGAATAGAAAAATACCGTTACCTTGCAACCCTTGACCTCAGGACAAGCGAGATTTGTCGGAGTCTGGATGGAAAGATATTTTTCTTAAAAGACCGCAAGGTTGGGAAAAACTATCCGCCCATGCATCCGTGGTGCCGTTCTACAACCGTTAGCGTCATAAATGAAGATATCCTAAAGAATATGAAACGAAGCGCCTATAACCCGAAAACAGGGCACATAGAGACAGTTCCAGCAACTATGACATATGAAAAGTGGTATGAAAAATATGTGAAAGGTGATGCAAAGGCGGAGGCAGAAGAAAAATCCGTCAAGAATAAACATTCTGACAGAGAACAATACGATAGATATAAAGAGCTTCTTGGAAAGGACGTGCCGAAAAGCTTTGCGGATTTCCAGGAAATGAAGTATAATGAACCTGAGAAATGGAGATTTATGAAGCTTGATTATCAGAGAAGAAATGATTTGCTACAGCATCCGGAATTGAAACTGCCAAATGCAGAGAAAGCAATGGCTACAGATGCAAAATTTGAAAAGTATTTGTTTGGAGGCACGCATCCGGAAGGACTGGCAAAGGGAAAGGCTTTTTCTGATAGACTTGGATATGATGCTGAGAATTGGAACAAGTTAAAACAGGTGATTATAGAAAAGCTCCAAAGTATCCAGTCACCAGCAAAGGAGTAAACGGGTACGGAAAGCATATGTATGAACAGAAAATCATATTAAATGGTCTGAAGGAAAAGCCGGCAAATGTTATTGTCGGGTGGTCTGCTGATGAAAATAGCGTAATGATGGCAAGTGCCTATATTAAAGAGGTGAAGTAGATGGAAGTAAAAGAATTCGATACAGTAATTCTGAAAGATGGAAGAAAAGGAAGCATTATGGAAGTGTTTCCCAATGGATCCCTGATCATAGACGTAGGCAGCTCACCAGAAGATTGGGAAACATTGTACGATAAAACAATAGATGATATAGAAAAAGTTATAGGATAACCACCAGTCAGAAACGACAGGTGGTTTTTGTGACTATTAAAAAACTCTTGACTTTTTGAGTACACGATATTATATTTATTGTGTACTCAAAAAGTGAGGTGAGAATATGAGTCCAAGGACTGGCAGACCTAAAAGTATTAATCCGAAATCAGAACAGATTAAGATTCGAGCAACTAAGCAGGATAAAGCATTGCTAGAAGAATGTTGCATATTAACTGGAAAAACGCAATATGAAGTTGTTATGGAAGGTATCAAAAAGGTTTATGCCGAAAACACAAAGAAATAAGAAGTTGCCCCGCTACCAACGAAAACAACTTCTTATACACTGAGGAATAACCTCTGAAAATATTATAACATTTAGAGGGTATTCCTTGCAATCATAATTTTGAAAGTGAGGAATAAACACAAAATGAATAGTTTAAAAATAACAGAATATCATGGCATCAGAGTATTAACTTCTGCACAAGTGGCACAAATGTATGAAACATTCTGCACAAGTGGCACAAATGTATGAAACAGATACAAAAACAATATCTTATAATTTTTCGTATAATAAGAAAAAATATACAGAGGGGAAGCATTACATCAAGCTTGAAGGAAACGAATTAAAGCAGTTTAAAGCCAGTCGGGAAATTCCAGATTGCCATAAATTCAGTGCTCATTTATATTTATGGACAGAAAAAGGAGCACTTCTTCTTGCAAAATCCATTAATACTGATAAAGCCTGGAAATCATATGAGTATCTGGTAGATTTCTATTTCAGAACGAAAGAGAATGAGCCGGAAATTTCAGAAAAGAAAGAAGTTATTCCAACTCAGACCAAAACAGAATCAGTCAAAAAGAAAATATCCATACCAGATATGGAAGAACCGATATTCGTGTTTAAGAATTTGCTGGCTTTGGCAGAAGAACAGGGAATTGTATTAAAACTCAAGAGAATTGAAGGATATGGGAGTGTACTTAAGGGTAATCGTATTGCAATTTGTGAGAATCAGATGTTTGAAAAAGTTGTATATGAAGCAGCATATGAACTTGCACATTATTTTATTCATCACAATCAAGGCAATATGATAACCAGCCCATTAGAAAAAGATTATAACGAACAGGCAGAGCGTGCCGCATTTATGATGATCCGAATGCTGGATATTAAGGCAAAACAGAAATATTGATTATTAGAAGAGCTTGGAAACAGGCTCTTTTTAATATGTAAATTTGCGCCGGCGCAACTGAGAGGAGGTGAAGGAAGTGAAAGTAAAATGCATTAAACGTTACAGTGATGTTCGATTGAACAAAATTATTGAAGCAGGAACTGTTCTGGAAGTAGAAAAAGCCAGGGCAGAGCACCTGATTCATGAAGGCGTTGCAGAGATCACAAAAGAATCTGAAAAGCTCACAGACAAAGGAAAGGAATAGGTGATCCGAATATCTCCCTCTGGGACGCGGGGTGAAGCGTCTTATTTTTGTGTCTTTTTCCGCCAGACGTTAAAGAAGCGAGTCACTCCAAAAACTGAATGGCCCGGGCGTGAAAACGAATAGGCTGGGCAGAAAGGACAGAACATGAGAAACAGATTAGTAAAAGCAATGTGCAGAGTACCCATGAACCTGCAGTTATTTGCAGAAGGAGATGGCGCTGGAACCGCAGATGGCGGAAATGGCGGTGGCTCTGAAGGAGATGACAATTCAGGTGCTAATGGGGAAGACACCCCTCCATCTTTTGATGATTTTCTGAAAACAGGTGATAATCAGGCGGAATTTGACCGCAGACTGCAGAAAGCTATCAACACTGCCGTTACCAATGAGCAGAAAAAATGGCAGGCAATGACAGATGATAAACTTTCTGAAGCAGAAAAGCTTGCAAAGATGACTGAGGAAGAAAAAACAAAATACTTGCAGCAGAAAAGAGAAAAAAATCTGACAGACAGAGAGGCGGCTGTTACCAGAAAAGAACTGATGGCTGAGGCTAAAAATACATTAGCCAGTGACAATCTTCCAGTAGAACTTGCAGAAGTCCTGGACTATACGGATGCGGATTCCTGCATGAAATCTATGGAGAAAGTCAAAAGTGCTTTTCAGAAAGCTGTAGAGGCAGCAGTGGAAGAAAAGTTAAAAGGCGGAAAGCCACCAAAGAAAGCTCCGGAAACAGATACGCAGAAAGCTCTTGAGCAGCAGGTCTACAATGCTATGATGGGCAAATATTAAAGGAGAGTGAACACATATGGCAATTAATACATTAGCAACAGCAACATTATTCCAGACTACTCTTGATAAAATCGCAGTACAGGAAGCAACCACCGGCTGGATGGATGCCAATGCCGGACAGGTACTCTATAACGGTGGATCAGAGGTTAAGATCCCGAAAATGAATGTACAGGGAATGGGAGATTATGATCGAGATAACGGATATCAGAGAGGATCTGTTACTCTGGAATACGAAACCAGAAAAATGACTCAGGACCGCGGACGCCTGTTCCAGCTTGACCCTATGGACATTAACGAAGCTAATTTTATCCCGACAGCTTCAGCAGTTATGGGAGAATTTCAGAGAACACAGGTTATTCCGGAAATTGATGCATATCGTATTTCTAAGATCGCAACAGAAACAATTACAGCAAATAAAGCAGGAATGATCGGATATTCTTATGTCCCGGGAACAACGGGAACCTCTGCCCTGCGTAAAGTGAAAGAAGGCATCAAGGCGATTAGAGAAAACTATAACGGTCCGCTTGTATGCCAGGCAACACCAGATTTTATCATGGAGTTGGAATTAGAGCTTGCAGGAAAGATTACAGCAGTAACCTTTTCTAAAGGCGGCATTCAGACACAGGTACCGTCTGTAGACGGTGTACCGCTGGTTTCTACACCATCTAACCGTATGTATACTACAATTAAAATTAATGATGGAAAGACTGGTGGACAGGAGAAAGGTGGATATGAGAAAGGTGCTACAGCCAAGAATTTGAATTTCTTTATCTGCCCGACAACAACACCGATTGCAGTAACAAAGCAGGATATCATGCGTATTTTCAGCCCGGAAATCAATCAGAAACTGAACGCATGGCAGATGGATTACCGTCGTTTCCATGATATCTGGGTTCTGGATAATAAGCTGGATTCTATTTATCTGAGCATTCAGGAGGCAGAGTGATGAGACTGATCAGAAAAAATGTTGAGCGGGAGGCAGATGGAGCAGTAGCTGAAAAATTGTTGAATGATGGATTCGAACCGGTAGAAAGCCTGCCAAAGGAAACAATACCGGAACCGCTCGAAGAGAAAAATATCGAAGAAATGACAGTGGAAGAATTAAAAATGTTAGCAAAGAAAAGAGGACTTACTGGAATTTCTTCTTTGTCCAAACAGGACCTTATCGATATTCTGAAAGGGTGATTATATGGCAGAAGCCAGAGATATTGAAAGAGTAAAACTCCTGACAGGCGAGACGAATGAAAACCTGATCGAAGCTTATCTGGAAGAAGCTGCCGACTTTGTAAAAAGCTACACAAATCGGAGTGTGATTATCACACCGTTAGAAAAAGCAGTGCGGGATCTTACCGTTATTGCCCTGAATCGGATGGGGACAGAAGGGGAAACTTCCAGAAGCGAGGGAGGGGAAAGCTATTCATTTGAAACAACTCCAAAACAGGTTTACGACATTATGAACCGGTACCGGATTGCAAGAACAGGAGGGATAACCTTTGAGAATGCGAAGAAACAGGATTGAAACATATTACCACAGAAAGAGGATCATAAAAAAAGATTCTGAAGGCAGTACCAGCGAAGAGTATGGTGCTGCCTCTTCTATTTCCGGAGAGTCATGGCCTGCATCCGGAAAAGTCCAGGCACAGCAATATGGTCAGCGCCTGAACTACATACGGAATGTCAGGATTAATGGGAAATATGTCAGTCATCCAGATGATAAAGGCAATGTTCATTTTATCCTGGAAGATGGAACAGATATCCAGGAACTTGACGGAATTCACTTATATACGGTCAAAGATCAGAAACCAGACTATAAGATCATTGCTATTAAACCGTATCGTTTCCTGACACTGGAGGTGGAACGAATATGTGTGTAAGTGGTATTGAAGAATTAGAGCATAAATTAAAAACGATGTCAGATCCAAATCTCAAACAGGCGGTATCTACTGGAATCCAGATAGTAAGATCGGCAGCAGTCATGAACTGCCATGTGGATATGGGCGAACTGAGGCAAAGTATTTATGCAGAGGTTTCGGAGCAGGATGGGAAAGTCATTGGAACCTGTTGGACGGACAAGGAATATGCACCATACGTAGAATTTGGAACCGGTCCCAAAGGACAGGAAAACCATGCAGGGATTTCATCAGAAGTTACTCCTGCATATACACAGGCACCCTGGTGGATCCATGAGAGCCAGGTTGATAAAAGAGTAGCGGAGAAATATCATTGGTTTCACATTGATACTCCCAAAGGAAGATTTTATCAATGCACTGGACAACCGGCATATCCGTTCATGTATCCGGCATTAAAAGACAATGAAGATTTGATTTTAAAAGAAATGATAACAAGCCTGGAGGGAAAATGAAAAATATAAAAGATAAGGTATATGAAGCACTTCTGACGGTTTCAAAACATGTATCGGATTCTTATCCCGGTACATGGGCGGAAGATGCAACCATACAGTATGTGGAAGAACAGAACAATGTATATGAAGCATCCAGTTCAGGAGACGGGCTGCAGGAAGATAAAGCTTTTGTCAGGTACCGGATTGATATCTGGGACAGAAAGAGCACGTCAACAACAACACTTGCCGTGGATGAGGCAATGAAGAAGACTGGATAAAACGAACTGAATGTGCAGATATCCTGGACCCGTCGGGGATGAAGCATAAGCAGATGCGTTATGAGGGCATCATTGCGATGGATTCAGAAGAAGTTTATTGGACATAAAAAGGAGGAATGAAAGATGTTAGCAAACGGAACAACCCTGGGATACAGGGAACATACGGATTCAACAAGTGCAGCTTATACAGATCTTCCGGGATTGAAGGAGATTCCGGAACTTGGTGTGGATATCGACAAGGAAGAAAATACTTGTCTTACAGACCCACATAAGATGTATGAGATCGGGATTGGTGATCTCCCAGATATCGTATACAAATTCAAATATGATAATACAAAGGCAGAAAGCCCGTATCGTGTGATGAGAAAAGCAGCAGATGACAAAAAGGTGTTGGATTTTCAGGAAAAGACTAAGGATGGCACAGTAACTGAATTTACTGCACAGGTAGCAGTAAAACGTACAGGTGGAGCTGTTAATGGCGTGATTGAGTTTGAATTAAGCATGGCAGTTCAGTCCGATTTTAAATATACAGATCCAGCGTAAGGAGGAGATAAGAGATGTTAGATTATGAAAATGCAGGACAGGCTCTTGGAGGACTTGATGATGCAGAGAAAACTGAGGCGGTAAAACCAGAAGAATCAAAAAAGAAAAGACAGCCATTTGCTTACTGGAAGGTCGGAGAAAGAGAATTTCGTCTGAAATTAAAGGCGGGCACGATTGAGAAACTGGAAAATAAATACCGTCAGAACCTCATGAATATGATTGATGATATTCCGCCGCTTTCTGTAATGCTTACCATTATCCAGGCGGCAATGGAACCATGGGAACATGGAGTAGATTATAATGATGTAAAGAAACTGTATGATACCTGGATTGAGGAGGGAAACAGCCAGATTGAACTTTATCAGAAAGTCATCATTCCAATCATGGTGGTATCGGGTTTTTTGCCAGAGAAGATGGCAACAGCACTCTTGGAGGCAGTAGAAAACGCCTGATGTCAGATCAGCTTTCTGAGATATATTTCTATGCTTTAGATTTAGGCATTCCGGCAGAAAAATACTGGGAATTGTCTATAAACGAGATTATAGATACTATGGACAGTTTACAACGTCAGAGAAAACGAAAAGAAAAGCAGAAGATAATGGATAATTTTATCCTGGCAGAGATACTCACTGCGAACTTTTCCACACTGATATCCGGAAAAGGAGATATAAAGCGTCCATGGGAGTATTATCCGGAATTGTTTAAAGAAGAGCAGGAAACTTACCAGAAAGCAGAAGAAGACAGAAAATGGGAAGAGTACAAAGAAAACAGGAGAGCCTATATGGCAGAGTGGAACCGCCGCCGTCATCAGTGAATACGGCGGCTTTAAAGAAAGGAGGTGGAGAACATAGGAGAAGATCTTGCAAAGTTGAAAGTTACGATAGAAGCAGATAGCAGTCCTTTGAAAAGAGAACTGGATAAAAGCCGGCAGGAAGTTAAAAAGAGCACAGAGGCTATCAGGCAGGAAACAGATAAGATAAAGAATCCCTTTCAGAGAATCAAAGATATGGTTAAAGGTTATCAGGTGAAAGCAGGGATCAAAACAGAAACTGCAGATTATAAAGCAGTAAAAGACAATATTGAGAAAACGCAGGCGGTACTTGATAAATATTATGAAAAAAGAGACAAAATGGAAAGCCTTGGTGTTGATCAGGAAAGTCGTTCCTGGAAGTCTCTGGAATACGATATAAAGAATGCTGAGGCAGCAGTAAAAAGATATGAACAATCTAAAGCAAACATGGAGAAAAATGGCACAGATGTTGCAAGACCGGTTTCCATTCCAAAACAAGCACTGAATTTCGGAAAAGGAATCTTATCTGGAACCGGAAAAGTCCTTGGCAGTCTTGGCTCGGGAGCTATCAGTGCTGTGCAAAAAGGCTGGGGAGGACTTACAAATGCGGTAAATCTTTTTAAGAAATCCGTATCAGCAGTTGGGCCTGTAATCAGAAGAACTTCCGGTTTATTTGGTGCATTGATTCAAAAGTTTTCAACTGGCATTCCAGTTATTGGAAAGCTGGCAGGAAAAATTAAGGGAATCGGAAAAAGTGCACAAAGCTCCTCAGGAGGTTTAACAGGCGGACTTAAGACAATTCTCAAATATACATTAGGAATTAGAAGTCTGTTTACCTTAACAAATAAGCTGCGAAGCGCTTTAGTTGATGGATTTAATAATCTTGCTAAATACGATACCAATACAAACGCAAGCTTATCTATGCTGATGTCATCACTGACTCAACTGAAAAATTCCTTTGCGACCGCTTTTACACCAATTCTTGAAGTTGTAGCACCTATTCTGAATAATCTGATTCAGATGATCATACGTGTGGTTAATTCATTCGGTCAACTCATGGGAGCATTGACTGGAAAAAGCACGATGGTTACAGCAAAAAAGGTAAATCAGGATTATGCAAAAAGCCTGGATAAAAACACTAAGAGCGCTGATAAGGCATCTAAAGCAGCGGATAAATACAAACGTACAATATTAGGGTTTGACCAGATTAATAAGCTAGATGATAAGACGACAAATGAAAAAGGTTCCTCACTAGGCGGCGTGGATGATATGTTTGAAACGACAGCCATCCAAAGCAAGTATAAAGATCTGGCAAAACTTATCAAGGATTCCTGGAAAAATGCAGATTTTACTGAACTCGGTGCGATTGTAGGAAGGAAACTTAATGCCGCATTACAGAGTATTCCATGGAATGATATCCAGAATACTGCAAATAAGATTGCAAAAAGCATTGCAACGTTCCTGAATGGATTTATTGAGGCAACAGACTGGGGACTGGTAGGCAACACGCTTGCACAGGGACTGAATACAGCTTTTGGATTTGCTAATACGTTTGCTGAGAACTTTCATTGGGGAAGTTTGGGAACTGCAATTGGAAATGGCATCAACGGCGCCCTGAATGGTATCGACTGGGAACTGATTTATTCCACAGCCAGGAACTGGGGAAGCGGAATTGCAGAAACTTTGAATAATGCAATCGGTACAACAGACTGGACATTAGTGGGAACAACTCTTGCAAATGGGATAAATGCAATATTCCTTTATGCAAAATCTTTTGCTGAAACATTTGACTGGAATGGTCTTGGAGTAGCTGCTGGAAATGGAATCAATGGTGCCTTGTCATCCTTGGACTGGAATCTGATACGCACTACAGTGTCAGAGATTACAACAGGGATTGTAAATACATTGAATTCTTTTATATCTACAACAGACTGGGGATTAGTCGGAAAAAGTTTTGCACAAGGAATTAATACAATTATTGATTTTGCTTACGCAGCGGTAACAACCTTTAACTGGAAACAGTTTGGGATGGCAGTTGCTGATTTTCTTAATCAGTCTATAGAAACTATAGACTGGGCAAAAGCCGGACAGACTATTTCAAATGCAGCAAAGGGAATCTTGGATTTCTTTATTCAAGGTGTTGAAAACACAGATTGGAAACGTCTTGGTGAAAAAGTTGCAGAATTCCTGATTAATATTGATTGGAATGGTGTTGTAAGTCGGCTGTTTGAAGCGATAGGAGCAGCATTCGGGGGATTGGCCGCATTTATTGGCGGTCTTTTCGGAAATGCGGTAAACAGTGCCAAGCAGTATATCATCGATCATTTTACAGAGGCTGGAAAATTCACATGGGAAGGCTTTTTAAATGGTATCAAAGATGCAGTAATTGGAATCGGCTCCTGGATTAAAGAACACATTTTTCAACCGTTTATCGACGGATTTAAAAATGCTTTCGGAATCCATTCGCCATCTACCGTTATGGCAGAAATGGGACAGTACCTGATGCAGGGACTGCAGGAAGGCATCAAAGGTCTGGTTGGCGGCGTTATTGATATATTCGATGGAATCAGAGATACCATCGGAGATGTCTGGGATACGATAACAAAAGCTGCCTCTACTGCATGGAATGGAATTTCAACGACAGTTAGTGGAGCCTGGGACGGATTAAAGACAACAGCTACCGAGAAGTTTGATTCAATCAAAGATACTGTATCAGGAACCTGGGAGGATATAAAGACAGGAGCTTCAACTATTTGGGAAAAAATCACCAAAACAGTAGGAGGAGTCTGGGATGACCTTACTGGAAAATCCAAAAGGGATTTTCCATCAATTTCGGGAGATGCCAAGGGTGCTTTTGAAGAAGTTAATAAAACTTCAGAGAAAGAATGGAAAGCTTCAGCGAAATCAGTTACTACGGCGTTGAAGGATATGAAGGGAGATACATGGGATACAATGAAAACCGTGTATTTATATATCAAACGCTATTGGGGCTATGTGTCAAAAGAAACAAATAAAACATGGATCAAGGCAGCCGAGAAAGTGGCTGATGAGATTAAAAACATGGTTACCAGTACTGAACAGGGGACAAACAGAATTGCACAGGAGTTTTCTGGACTGGGAACCAAGATACAGAATAGCATTGGAAACCTTTACAATATTGGTTACAATGCGGCAATGTCATTTGCAAATGGATTCCGTTCCGTACATATTCCGGTACCAAGCCTATACATATCTTCGTGGAATACTCACAGACTTTATAATGGCGGATGGTTTCAGACTCCGAATTTTAGCGTAAACTGGTATGCTAATGGTGGATTTCCAAATATAGGAGAATTGTTCATGGCTCGTGAGAATGGTCCGGAGCTGGTTGGACGTATGGGAAACAAAAGCGCGGTAGCCAATAATGGACAGATTGTAGATGGTATCAGGGCTGGCGTATTTGAAGGTATGGTAAACGCATTAGAGAGCTTTAGCAATAATGGAAATGGACAGAAGATGGAAGTGCATGTCCATTTAGAGGGAGATTCTAAGAAACTTTTCAAGATGGTACGACAGGAAGGACAACAGTATCAAAGATCAACAGGGAAACCCGTATTTAGTTAGGAGGCGAGGCATTGGCAAAATTTGATTCAGGGCCAGGAGATGACTTGATTATTAACGGAGTGACAATGCCCACTCCGAAATTAAATGGGCTTACAATATCAAAAGAAAAGGTATGGTCCAAGAATACGGGACGTGCCGCTAATGCGGAAATGATAGGAGATGTTCTTGCGATAAAATATACCTTGAAATGTACCTGGCCACCATTGACCAGAGAGCAGGTTGCAGTTATTGATACTGCTATAACACCTGCCTTTTTTAATGTTACATTTACAGATCCAGGAAGCAATACGCGTGTAACAAAGAAATTTTATGCTGGTACACCAATTTATCCGGTCTACACCTATGTGAAAGGCGTTAAGACCTACCAGGGGACTGGCGTTGACTTGATTCAGAAATAGGAGGAAAAGAAACATGGCAGCAGAACTGACAATTAATAAGAGCTTAACAGCAAATGGAACAATTAAGGTAGAAGACAAGATTGCAATGAGTCTCTTTGCGGAGATTTCTACAAACGGCGGGAACGACAGGATTACCCAGTCCATTCAGGACAAGGATGCTTTCAATAAGAACAAAAAAGAGATTCGCGCGCAGGTAGCAGCATTCCAGGAGACCGTATGGGAAATGCAGGACTCTATTTCAGAGGAACAGACAGACAATACAACAGAGGAGGAACCGACAGATGAAACTCAGAAATAGTCAGATCCTTTCATTCCTGAATACTTATGCGGAAATGAAAATAAAGAAACTTCCTGTAAAGCTGGGCTATGCAGTCAAAAAGAATGTATCTGCAGTCAGACCGGCATCCGAAGCCTATTCTGCAGAAAGAGAGGATATACTGAGCCGATATGCACAGAAAGATGAAAACGGGCAGTATCTGGTAAATAATGACTGCTATGTAATCCCAGATCAGGAAGGATACGCCGAAGACATCGAAGAACTTCTGAAGATTGAAACAGAAGTGGAAATCCAGAAAGTTACGGTTGATATCCTGGAAAAATGTGATGATCCCAGATATGATGCACTGACTATAGAAGAGCTGACAGCTCTGGAATTCATGACAGAGTAAAGGAGGTGCCTGTATGTATCAGTCAACAGAAGCCTTTGGAAACCTGATACAGCAGGATTCCCGAACATTCAAGAGTCTGATCACATATGACGATATTAGTATTACAGATGCAAAAAGCATCAAGTTTACGGGCGGTTCTGAAGGAGAAGATGATTTTTCCCTGGGATCTGTCATATCGCAGTATGTAACCGTAACAATCCCGGATTGCGCCGGCGCAATTGAAAATCATGAATTCCTTCTACAGCTTGGTATGGATGTGGATGGGCTGACAGAATACATTCCGATTGGATATTTTACGGCTGGAAAGCCCAAAAAGACAGAAGACCAGATCGAATTTACGGCTTATGACCGTATGATGAAGCTGGAAATGCCTTTTTCCTCCAGCCTTTCGGATAATACGGATACAGTATCAATACTGAAGCGTATTACAGAAATCACACATGTATCAGTAGCAACAGATGGTCTGGATGTAATAGCAATGGCAAATCCTAAGGGATACTCCTGCCGTGAGGTCCTTTCCTATGTGGCACAGATGTATGGCGGATTTGCCATCTGTAACCGGCAGGGACAGATAGAGATACATACTTATATAGACAGCGATTACAAAGCTGGAACAGGGCGTTACTGGGACAATTTCGAACACAATGAATATCTGTTTAGCATAGAGAAACTGACCTGCTATACAGGAAAGGACGAAGAGGGAAACAGCAGTTCCATATCAGCTGGAAGCGGAGAAAGAACAGTAAGCTTTTCCAATCCATTTATGACAGAAGAGGCATTGAACAATATCTTTTCTGCCCTTAGCAAGTTTTCTTATATGCCGGGTAATCTGAAACTTCTGGGAGATCCGCGTCTGGATCCCTGGGATATCATAACAGTAGAGGACCTGAACGGAGATTCCTATAAAGTTCCGGTCATGAAAATGGAGTGGGAATATGACGGCGGTCTGACTCATACGATCGAGGCGGTTGGCTTATCTGAAGAAGAGACCAATACAGATTATAAAGGACCGCAGACAAAAGAAATGGACCGCTACTATGCCCAGCTGGTAATGATAGACCATGCAATGATCAATAAGCTGGATGTAGATACAGCTAAGATCACATATGCTACAATCACTAATCTGAACGCAACAAATGCAAATATCGAGAAACTAAACGCGGATGTAGGAAACTTCAGGGACCTGACGGCTACTCAGTTTAAAGCGGCCAATGCAAAGATAGACATTCTGGATGGTAATTATGCCAATATCAAGACACTTCTTTCCGGAAATGCTGGAGTGGGGGATCTACAGAATATTCACCTGACTTCTCAGAATGCGGTGATTGATTCGGCACTGATCCGGAATGCAGTAATGCAGACGGTCACGATATCCGATCTTTTGGCGGGAACTATTTCTACGGATAAATTTACGATCGTCTCAGATGATGGCGGGATCCAGATACAGGGAGCCACCCAGCAGTGGAAGGATGCCAACGGCGTGGTGAGACTGCAGGCAGGAAAAGATGCATCCGGGAACTTTACTTTTGCACTGTTCGATGAGACTGGAAAAGGGATTTTGATTGATGCAGCCGGCGTTCAAAAAGGCGCAATCGCAGATGGCGTTGTGGTAGACAGCATGATTTCAGACAATGCGAATATCGCAGCTTCCAAGCTGGACATTGACAGCTTGTTTAAGGAGATCAATAACAGTGCCCAGGTGATCAAGAGCAGCCGGATCTGGTTTGATGATTCCGGACAGAATCTGAACCAGGCATACTCTCAGATCAGCAAAAATATTACTACCGTGCAGGAAACTGCCAATAGTGCCACCGGCACTGCAAAGGCTGCCAGCGATACTGCAGACGCTGCGGCAGATACAGCCAGAAAAGCACTGGATACATTATCCGGGATCAGTACACTGGATGCGATCGGAGCATTACTTGATAATGATGCGCATGTAGTTCATACGAATCCGGATGGAACCGGCGGGGATTATAGCACCTGCCATACAACCATGAAAGTATATCTGGGAGATACAGACGTTTCAGACCACATTGACGCAATGAGGGTAACAGTTTCAGAAGGAATCACTGGTACCTGGAATGCCAGAACCCGGACCTATCAGGTAACAGACATGACCACTGACAGCGGTTATGTAGATATCGAAGCACAATACGGCCTGGAATCAAAAGCCCTGCAGCTCGGTGATGAAATATTAGTGATTGGCGGAAAGATCCTGACGATAAAAAATAATGGTGTCTGGATCAAAAAACGTTTTTCTATCAGCAAGTCAAAAGATGGAAAGATCGGTATTTCTTATAATATTCAGACCAGCACATTGGTTCTGAGAAAACAAAAGGATGGAAGAACACTTTTACCATCCAGTGTGACTTTCTCGGCATATAAAAATGACAATGGTCTGATAAGCAGCTATGCAGGGATTTTCCAGATAGAAGAATCCAAAGATTCCGGAAAAACCTATAACATTACCTATGGTTCTTCTGGAACAGAAACACTGAAAATATACACACCGACAGGACCTGATGTAAATCTGATTCGCTGTACTCTTTATGATACGACAGGAGTGCAGATGCTTGACACCCAGACAGTAGCAATCATTGCAGATGCAGAGGGATTGGCAGAAGATATCAAAAAAGCCCAGGATACTGCAGATGAAGCAAAAGAGGCAATAACAACCACCAATAATAAGGTGGCAGATATCCAAACAGGAATAGATGGCATCAAAGCAAACCTGTCAGAAGTAACGACAGACCTTCATGGCCTGACAAACAATTCCCTGATCTATAATGCCAGATACCATGATAACGGAGATGGGACCACAACATTAACAGCAGTGGTATACAAAGACGGCAGAGAAGTAACAAAAGAATACCCTTCCACCTGGTATAGCTGGACCAGAAAGACAGAAAGCGGCGAAACCTTCCTGGGATATGGCTATACGATCACCGTAAATAATGAAAATTACATATTTGGCGGTGTTGTAGTCGGACGATTCGAAACCTATAAACAGCAACTATTAACAGTAAGCATCGGAGCTCTCACCCTGAGTGGAAAAGCTCTCTGCTTCAGCACAGATGCATAAGGCACATGCCAGAAAGGAAACACTATGTCATTACCAGAAGAAAGCGTAGCAGCCAACACCCTCCCGGAAGTAACAACCATCCCAACTGGAAAGAAACTCATCTTCACCGATCCAGACACCAACGAAGGTGGGATCATCACCTTAGAAAACCTCTCAAAACAGATATTACAAAATCTGACCTCCCAGACATTCACTCTGGATCAGGGAAATCTGACACTTTTGCAGGCTTTAAACCAATTAAATAGTAAGGCGTTAATTGATACTCCGACCATATCAACTAGTGTATCCGATTATATTAAAACGCTTTCAGAAGGAAAAATTCATTATTTTCGTACAACCTCTAATATTGCTGGTAATCCTCATACAAGTGGTAGTTGTGTTTTTATAATCTATATTATTGAAAAGTCAGTAAATGGAATAGGCTTGTCCATCAATCATAGTTCAACAGCATATTATATGAGAATTTCAATGGGAAAAATATATTATATCGCTCTATCTTAAATAGTAACTCATCAAGAGTGGAAAATCGCATACAATTCGAATGGCATAATAAAGATGAAAAATATCCTTCAGGCTTAAAATTGGTGGTCGATAAAACGACAACTTTATTGCTGCCAATAGAAAGTTTTGTAAAGATGAAATGACATTTAAGCAACTTCGTATTCCCATTTA